TGCCTTTGAGCTGGTGGTTGCTGCCCTCGGCACAAACAAACCCGCCCTTGAAGCTCGCATTGAGCGCCTCTACGACAAAGTGCAGGCCATGCTTAAGAAACATCTGGAAGATTCGGATTGCGTTGATGAGATGGCGCAAGACATTTGTGACGATCGGAGTGAAAGATGAAACAGATTATTCTTGATTGTGTTTTGGGATTGGTAACATTTGCAGCAGTTTGGATTTTTGTTGTTTTACTGTTTTCATTAAATTAACGGAGGAATCATGGCTATAAATTTACAGGCAATATCACGCAACACCACGCTGCAACCGCCCCGCATCATGGTGTATGGGCCGCATGGGCTGGGCAAGACGACCTTCGGCGCCAGCGCACCGGCACCGATATTCATCCTAACTGAGGACGGCCTGGGCCGGTTAGAAGCGGATCACTTCCCGCTAGCGACCAAGTTCTCAGATGTTCAGGATGCGCTGAAAGCATTACAGGGTGAGCACGACTTTCAGACCGTCGTCATCGACAGCCTGGACTGGCTCGACAATCTGATTTGGGAACAGATCAACACGCAATACGAAGCAAAAGACCTTGCATACGGCAAAGGTGCGGTGATCGCTGCGGATCTCTGGCGCAAGATCCTTGATAGCCTGACCGCTTTGCGTAGCAAAGGCATGGCGTCTATCCTGCTGGCGCACTGCGAGATCAAGCGGTTTGACTCGCCAGAAGTCGAGCCTTATGAAAGATACCAGCCCAAGCTGCAAGCCCGCAGCAGCGCCCTGGTGCAGGAATGGTGCGATGTAGTGGGCTTTGCAAACTACAAAACCATCGTGAAATCTAGCGATGTAGGCTTCAATAACAAAGTAAGCCGCGGGATCTCGACCGGCGAGCGCCTGCTCTACACCAGCGAGAAACCGGCCTACCTTGCCAAAAACCGCTACAGCCTACCCGATTCACTGCCGTTGGACTGGTCAGCACTGGCAGACGCAATGACGACCACAACCGAAACAACCAAACAATCAAAAGGAAAATAATCATGGCCTCACTTAATTTCAACGCCGCAAACATCGAGCCGCAACAGTCTTTCGACGCCTTGCCCGCCGGTCGCTACGAAGTCATCATTGTGGATTCAGAGATGAAGGAAACCAAAGCCGGAACCGGAGCCTACTTGATGCTGACAATGGAGGTGATCGGCGACACCAAGCACAGCGGCCGGAAACTCTGGACTAGACTTAACCTGGTCAACCCCAACGCCACCGCGGTTCAGATTGCCGAGCGCGAGCTGTCGGCGATTTGCCACTGTGTCGGCATCATGGAACCCGGCGACAGTGAAGAATTGCACAATATCCCATTGACCGTGGACGTGGTGCAGGAGCTGAACCCGCAGTCAGGCCAGATGACCAACCGCATCAAGGGGTATTCGACGGCCACCGGCGCACCGGCGCCGAAAGCTAAACCGGCAGCACCCGCAGGCTTTGCCACTGGCAAGGTTGCACCCGCAGCTCCTTGGGCAAAGAAGTAATCACAAGCTGGGGCGGCAACGCCCCGGCGTTACGGAGGATGTATGAAAACTTATTCAATTGATATCGTGAAATTACCCGCTGATATAAAACCCAAACGATTAGCTGAAGCAATAATCGATGATGAAACTGGTGAAGCAGCATTTATTGTTGGAGAGAACAACATGGATTTTGCTTTACGTTTAGTTGAGTTTGCGAATCGTATGGAAAGATTGAAAAATAAATAATTTCGGAGGAATCATGGCAGAGATACCAGAACCGCAGAACAGCACCAGATCCGCAATATTCCGGCACTACGAAACCAGCGCAGACCGGCAGGGGCGCCCGCATCTCGGTGCATCTGAGATCGGCCACGAATGCGACAGGTATCTGTGGCTTAGTTTCAGATGGGCAAAGCCAGCAGACTTTGACGGCCGGATGCTGCGCCTGTTTGACACCGGGAACCACCAGGAACCGCGCCTGATCGCCGACTTGAGAAACATCGGCGTTGAGGTGTGGGATAAGGATCAGGACGGCAACCAATGGCGCTACAAGGCTGTTGGCGGCCATTTTGCAGGCAGCTTGGACGGTGTTGGCCTGGGCTTGCCAGAAGCGCCCAAGACGCCGCATTTGCTCGAATTCAAGACCGCAAACGCCAAGAGCTTTGCCGCGATGGTGAAAAATGGGGTAAAGAAGTCCAAGCCGCAGCACTGGCAACAGATGCAAGTATACATGGGCTGGGCTGGCCTAACTCGCGCCATGTATATCATGGTCGATAAGAATACCGACGACATTCACGCCGAGCGCATCGAATTCGACAAGGATGCGTTCAACCAGGCGCTCCAACGCGCCGAGCGCATCATCACGGCGCCCGAACCGGCCGTGACGCTGGCCGACGATGCCACGAATTTCACCTGCAAGTTTTGCCGCTTTAAATCGCAATGTTACGAAACGGAAGCACCCGCCGTGAGCTGCCGAACCTGCGCTCATTCGACGCCTGAGACTGACGGAGACGGCCGCTGGTCGTGTGCACAGGCTAAACCCGACATGGATGTATCAGCCCAGCGTGCTGGATGCGGAGAGCACCGCCACATACCGACGCTGCTCGGCCGGTTTGCCGAGCTGATGGACGCGACCAGTAATAACCTGCTAACTTACAAAAACAAGCTGACCGGCGCCGAGTTTGCCCAGCCTGTTTATACCAGTAAGGATATAACAAATCTGGTCGACAAGTCACTGCTTGGAGACTTTGCCCTGACTGCCATCAAAACCGAGTTTGACTGCGACATTACGCCAGCCGAGCCGGTTGACCATTTCAAGGATCTGGTCGACGATCTGCCGTGGGAAAAAGCCGACAAACCGACAAAAGCCAAAAAGGTGACGAAATGAGAATTCAAACAGCCGTACGGGAGAATTGAAAAATGAAAACAAATTCACCAGAGGAGCAGGACGGCGATAACTGCCCTTTGTGCGGCAATGACACTCTCGACATGGGTTACGGTCTGGCTGGCGGCGGGATTGGTGTTTATTATTTCTGCAAAACTAATGGGTGTAATTATTTTCATAAAACGCAAGATACGGAGGAAAAATGAGCACAAACGCCTTTGACCAGCTCGAGCGCCAATTCAGTCAGGATCTCGATCGCTGGGAAACAGCCCGCGAGCAACGCCAGAAACGCCAGATTGTCATCCTGCCCTGCCCGTTTTGCGGCAACGATGATGTGGTGGTCGACGAAATCATGCCAAATGTAATTGCCATCTGTTGCGAAGAATGCCAAATGATCGGACCTTATGCTGATCTAGACCAGCCCCTTGAGGTTGCGATCCAAAGATGGAATGAGAGGAAATCATGACTGAAAAACTGGCATTGAAATTAACGGACAAGAAATTCAAATACAGCAACGCCGCCTCGCACACGTCGGCAGACGGTCTTAAAGACCGCATGAAAGCGTACAAGCGCAAAGCTAAAAAAGGTAAGAAATGATCGCCCCCGTCTGCCAGTCCTGCCGACGGGAGGCCGGTTACAAGCTGGTCAAGATCACAAAAGGCACCCGCCGGATATGGAAGTGCAAGTCTTGTGTTGAGCGCAAAAGCGTGTCTTTTTTGGCGGTAAAAAATCGGAGGATTTATGGGTAACTGGAATGATTACGACGAAGGGTATTCAGAAGGATTTGCCGACTGCGGCCGGATTGGCCTTGTTGTTGTTGTGCTGGTCATCATCTGTACAGTGCTGGTGATGTGATGACTGACCGCGAGATATTGATTCAATACCTATTGATGAAAGTGCGGCAAGAGGACTGGCATGGCGTCAGCGATGCTGCTAACGATCTGCGCGAAATGGATGCAAGGGAGAAAAAATGAGCAAACTTATACCGACGTATGTAGAACAGGGTTTGCGTGTTGAACAGCTTGAGCGCGAACTTGCCGAAGCAAGAGAGCAATTGCGGTTATGTAATGTTGATCAGTTTACAACCGCCGCTGAACTTTCCGAAGCTATAGCCAACGAGCGTGAACGGTGCGCGAAGGTGTGCGAAAAAATGGCAAATAGCAGGTATTTGTTAGATGACGAGAGGCAGGTTGCTCATTCTTGCGCTGACGCAATCAGAAAGGGTGAATGATGACACCAGAAAAACAACGAATCGCCATCGCGGAAGCGTG